AAGAAGATTTAGCAACTTTAGCAGCACAACAAGCATTTTCAGGCGCTCAGGTTGATGATTTTGGGTCACGAGGTAATTTAGGATCACTACCAACTCCAACTATACCTGATATATCAGGTGATATACCACGAGCAGGTAATTTGCCAACAATTGATAGAGACACAAGTGATTTTAATTTTTCAGGCAGTATTGCAGCACAAGGTTTAAGAGATAGAGCAAGACCTACAAGTGGTTTATTACCTCTTGTGGATTTAGTTTTAGGTTTTCCTGCAAGAAGAGAGCTTGGAAGATTAGATCAAGGCTTTGTGCCAACTTTTGATGATGATGGTAACATAATTGGAACACAAAATATAAGTTTTGGCTCGAATCAAACTGAAGGCTTGTTAGGTCAAAACCCTGATCTCACAAATATATTTCAAGGTGTTCAAGGTATGCAGACACCGACAAATGTGCAAACAGATGACAATGGTAATCAGACTGTGCCACCAGTAACTAATCCGATGACTGGTATTACAAAATGTCCTGAAGGCTATAAGTTTGACGAGGATCTTCAGGCTTGTCGTGTAGATACTGGATCAAGTGGAGATAGTGATGAGCCACTAGTTGCATCAGGAGATAGATTTTTTAGAAGATCATTATTAGATACTGCGCCAAGTAATCTGCCATCAGGATTTGATTTTGATGCAGCTAATAAACAATTTACATCAAGATTTGCTTTGAACCCAAGTTTATTCAACAGACCACCACAAACAATAGGTTTTACACCTTTTAGTAGTTTTAGACCATTTAACACATGAACGAAGGTAAATTAGCATCAGAGATGGAAAGAGGTCACAAAGCAGACCTTCTGATGAAAAACGAATTATTACAAGAGGCATTTCAAACTCTTGAAAACGAATTTACAACTGCTTGGAAACAGACAACACATGATCAGGTTGTCGAAAGAGATCGGTTGTATAATCTTTGCCAAGCCTTAGACAGTTTGAAGTCATACCTAGCTAGTGTGGCTCAAAATGGGAGGATGGCAGAAAATCAACTTAACCAAATGAGAGGTAAAAAATGAGTGTAGACTCGCAAGAGAGCAATCAAAATTTAAGTATTCTAGAAGCAACAAATGAGGTTTTGAAAGCAACCCAAGAGGTAGAGCCGAATGAAACTCAGGAAGTAGCAGAAGAGAATACTGAAACACAAGAAACTGAGGAACAAACAGAAACCGAGCAGACAGAATTAAATGCTGAAACTAGCGAGGTTGAAGAAGAAGCCGAAGCGCAAGAAGAACCGACTGATGAGGTAGAAGAGGAGACAGAAGCAGTAGAACCAACTTTCTCTGTGAAGGTGGATGGTGAAGTTGTTGAAGTCACCTTAGACGAACTCAAAAGAGGTTATTCTGGTGAAAAAACATTCCATAAACGAATGAATAAAGTGCATCAAGAAAGACAAGCTGTTGAACAAGAGGCTAAAAATTATAGAGAGACTCGTGATCAATATGCACAAAGCTTGGCGCAAGTTAAACAACTTTTACAGAGGCAAGAGCCAAACTGGAATAAGTTAAAATCGGAATTGAGTCCTGAGCAGTATGCTACAGCAGTTGCAGATTATCAGGTGCAACAAAGCAATCTAAAGAAAGTTGAAGAGCAACAAAATCAGATTCAACAAGAGCAACAAAGAGAGGCAACAGTAACATGGCAAAACTATGTTCAAGGTGAAGCCAAACTCTTACTTGATAAATATCCTGATTGGAATAAAGACAAGCAAAATCAGGTTGTTGAATATGCAAGAGACTTAGGTTTTTCAGATGAAGAAATAGGTGGTGCAGCAGATCACAGAATGATCCAAGCTATCTATGAAGCATCTCGATTTGCCAAAATTAGAGAAAAAACACCTGAGGTAAAAAAGAAAATTAAATCTGCACCGAAGGCTACGAAGTCAGGAATGCCAAAATCCAAAAAAGAAATAATCAATAATCAAAGAGCGAAATTGCGAGATAACTTTAGGAAAGATCCAACAAGGAAAGGTGCAGTTGAGCTTTTATTAAATCAATAAGGAATAGTTATGGCAACTTTTACAACTTCAAATGCAGTTGGAGAAAGAGAATCTCTAGCTGACATTATTTATAGATTGGACACAAGTGAAACTCCAATCTTTTCATCAGCAGATAAGATCACAACAAATGGTGTTTTCTACGAATGGCAGGTGCAGGAATTAGCTGCAGCAGCTACAGACAACCATGTTAATGAGGGGGCAGACGCAACTTTTGCAACTCCAACAGCTACCTCAAGACTTGGTAATTATCATCAAATCTCAGTCAAAGACTTTGCAATCTCAGGCACATTAGAAAGTGTCGATAAGGCAGGTCGTGAGAGAGAGTCAGCATATCAAAAAGTGTTGAAATCTCTTGAGCTTAGAAGAGACATTGAGAAGTCTATTGGTGATACGAATGTGGCTAGAAGTGCAAGTGATCCAAGAAAATCAGCATCTTTGATAACTTGGATGACAAATGTATCAAAGCCATCAGACATGGGTCATGGTACTGGAGATGGAACAGATACTTGTGATTTGACTGGAACAGCAAGAGCATTAACACTTGCTCAAATTGAATCAGCAAATCAGGAGGCATGGGAAGATGGGGGTAACCCTCAGATTTTAGTCTGTTCAGCTACGAACAAAGCAAATATCTCAAATCTAAGTGCTTCAGGCACAAATCTTGTAACAAATCAAGTTAATACAACAGCAGGAACAGCACCATCATTTGTTGGCGCAGTATCTGTGTTTTTAACTGATTTTGGTGAGTTACAACTGACTCCATCAAGATTTATAAGTAATGATAAATTATTTATCATTGATCCTGAGTATGTTTGTATTGGTACACTTAATGGAAGAAACTTTGCAGAGAGTGATCTTTCAAAGACTGGTGATGCCGATAAAACTCAAATTGTTACAGAGTTTACTTTGGTTGTTAAATCACCGAAGGCTCATGCAGCAGTTTTTGGTCTTAATGGATCATAATATAAGGGGGAGTAATCCCCCTTTTTTATTGGAGTAAGTATGAAAAAATTATTGAGTAGTGATCCTTTAGCTAGAAAAAAAACATTTATGCATTTTGAAAATGATGGAAGCACCCATGTGTCAACAGAGCAAGATGTTACTGAGATTATTGATGTCAACAAAGAACAAGCTAAGGAATATCAAAAAGGCTCTATGATTGGAAATACTCAAAAACATCATCTTGAGGTCGCAAACATACCTCTAACAGTTTATTTTGATTTGATGCAAAAGTTAGGTGACCCAACAAAAGATCCTGAGGCTAGAAAAAAATGGAAAGTTTGGCTGAATGATGCAAACAACAGAGCATTTAGAACTGGTGGGGGACATATCTAGTGGCTATTACAAATTATACAGAATTAAAAACAGCAGTAGCAAATCATCTAGCAAGAACAGATTTAACAACAAACATCCCTGATTTTATAACTTTAGCAGAGGCTCGTCTTTCAAGAGAATTAGAAACAAGAGAGCAGGAAAAAAGAGCAACTGCAACAATGACAAGTGGTGATGAATACATAGCATTGCCTACTGATCTAAGAGAGGTGAGAGAGGTTAAGGTTAATCAAAACCCAATCAAGGTTTTAGAATATATGTCACCGACCTCTTTAGATAGTAACTTTGCATCAGGATCATCAGGAACACCACAAGCCTATTCTATAGTGGGACAAGAAATAAAACTCAGACCAATACCTGACAGTTCTGACACTTTAGAAATAATTTATATCGGAAGTTTGTCAGCTTTATCAGATAGTAATTTAACAAATATTATGCTTACAAGACACCCTGATGCTTATCTTATGGGGAGTTTAGTAGAGGCTTATCAGTATCTTATGGATGACCAAAGAGCATCTTTATATGATGCCAAGTTTACAAGAATAATAGAAGAAATAAGAAAAGATGAACAAAGAGCGCATTATGGAACTGGCTCTTTACAAATCCAAAGTATTTATCAACGACAAAATAGTGCAGCGCAATAGGAGAAAACCATGTCAGCAATGAGTGATTATTTAGAGCTAAAATTTTTAGATCATTTTACTGGTCGTGCATCAACATCAGCACCATCAGCAGTTTATGTTGGATTATCAACTGGATCTTTTAATGATGATAATTCAGGCACAGAGTTGACTGGTAACAATTACACGAGAAAAGCAGTAACTTTTGCAGCAGCTTCAAGTGGCTCAATATCAAGTAATGCAGCAGTAGAGTTTGATGCAGCGACTGGATCATGGGGTTCAGTTAGTCACTTTGGTATTTTTGATGCAGCTTCATCAGGCAATCTTTTATTTCATGGTGCTTTTACAAGCGCAAAGACTATTGCATCAGGTGATATATTAAAAATAGCTAGTGGTCAGTTGACAATAACTGCTGCTTAACATGGCTTTAGGAGTACCAAGTTTAGATCAATTAGGATCTATTCAAATTGATAGCCTTAGTATTCAGCTTGATGATGATACTGAATTTGAAAAACTTGAGTTTTCTAATCCAACTCTTGAACAATTAGATAGTTGGGGTTTATTAGATAATTTAGACACTTTTGGTAATTTTGACAGTTTATCTTCTTTAGAAGTTAAACAAGCAGATGGGACGATTGCCACATCAAGTGCTGTTACTTCAGCATCAATAAGAATTAGAAGTGCTGTCAGTTCAGTAAGTGCAAGTGCATCAGTATCATCTACTGCTAATAGGGTTCAAGTAGTTGGATCAAGTATAGATGCTGTTGGAAATCTTCAAGCAGGGTCAACTTTTACAGTAAATGCAGAAGTCAATTTAAGTGTAAGCGCTAGTGTAACATCAAGTGGAATAAGAGTTCAAGTTGTTCAAGCGAGTGCCGATACAACATCAACGACAACTGCAAGTTCTAATTTTGTTGTTTTAGCTACAGCAAGTGCTGATGCGAGTGCATCAATAACGAGTTCTAATAATTTTGAATCTAGTATAAGTGGGACTGCAAATTGTACTGCATCTGCTTCTATTACTGGAAAAATATTAGGAGAAGATTGGGTTATAATTACTGTAGGTGATGAAACATTTTCCAACATTAGTGTTGGCAATGAAACCTTTACAGTTATTCCATCAGGAGATGAGGTTTTTAGAATACAATGATAAGTTTTGGAGAATGGTTGCCTGATCAACCTGATTTAAATTTAAAAGGTGTAAAGGTAGCAACTAATGTTATTCCTGCTGTTTCAGGATATAGATCCTTGCCAAGTTTTAGTGCAGTTTCAAATGCAGCAGACAATGATTTAAGAGGCATCTTTGCAGCTAAAGACAATTCAGGAAATGCAAGTCTTTTTGCAGGAGATAGTAGTAAACTATATAAATTTAACTCTTCAACATCAAATCTAGACTCAATCAATTCAGGGTTTTCCTTAGCAGGAAACGAGAGATGGAGGTTTGTTCAGTTTGGAACTTCAATAATTGTTGCAGGTGGTATTGGTGAAAGTCTGCAAGAGTTTACTATAGGAACTGATAGTGCATTTGGCGCTTTGGCAGGATCACCACCAAAAGCTGAGTTTTTAGCTGTAGTAAGGGATCAGGTATGGACTGCCAATATAGATGAAGGCTCAGGAAGAGTGCCATTTAGAACAAGATGGTCAGCAATAAATAATGCTACTTCATGGACAGTTGGTACAGATCAGGCTGACTTTCAGGATATTCCTGATGCAGGTGCTATAACTGGATTAGTTGGTGGCGAGTATGCGACAATATTATTAGAAAAAGCAATAGCAAGAGCAAGTTATGTTGGATCACCTTTGATCTATCAGATCGATAGGGTTGAAACATCAAGAGGCTGTGCTTTTTCAGGATCAGTTGCCTCAATAGGCAATTTAGTTTTTTACTTATCAGACGATGGTTTTTATGCTTTTGATGGTAGATCATCATCTCCTATAGGTGCAGAAAAAGTAAATAAATTCTTTTTTGATGATTTTGCAACATCATTTTCAGATAATATGTCAGCAGCTATAGATCCAACAAATCAGATTGTTGTATGGTCTTATGCTTCAAATGAAAGCAATGATGGAACACCAAATAGATTACTAATATATAATTATGCTACACAAAAATGGAGTTATGCCCATGTCGAAGCTGATCTTATAAGTCCTCTTTTTACAGCAGGTTACACACTAGATGGCTTAGATAATCTTGCATCAAACTTAGATGGATTGCCTGCAAACATGGACAGCATCATTTATAAAGGTGGATCTTTCTTATTTGGTGGATCAAAAGACAAAAAGGTCTTTTCTTTTACTGGAGCGCCTCTAGATGCCACGATTGAAACTGGTGAGTTTTTCTTACAACAAGGTAAGCATGGTATAATAAATAGATCAGTACCTTATTTTAGAGGGGGTCAAGTTACGATGCAAATCGGCACTAGAGATAGACAAGATGATGATGTTACTTTTTCTGATGCCAATTCTTTGACTGATGATGGTTTTGTTCAACACAGATCACAAGGCAGATATCAC